ATAGATTAACAGTTACTGGGCCTGGAGGAACTGCTACTGCAGATGTTACCGTTAGTATATTAGCACTTCCAACGATCTCCAGTTTCACTGCGTCTCCATTAGCAATTAGAAGAGGAATATCTTCCAGGCTTTCTTGGTCTACTACAAATGCAACTAGTGCTTCTATTAATAATGGAGTGGGGGCAGTAACTGTTCCCAGTGGTTTTGTTGATGTTACCCCAACCACTACAACAATATATACTTTAACTGCTACTGGTTCTGGAGGAACTGCTACTTCAAATCCAGTTACAGTTACGGTTTATCAACCCGGTAACTTAACATTAAGTTTAGATAGAAATGCTATAGTTGCTAGAGAATCAACTACGCTTAGATGGTCAACAACTGGAGATGTTAATGTTATTACTTGGTCTTCTGGTGGAATAACAAATGGTAATGTAAGTAGTAATCAACCTGTATCTCCAACTGTTACTACCACATATACTGCTACTGTTAGTGGTAATGGAGTAAGTGATACTGAGAGTGTTACTCTTACTGTTTATCAAAGACCTGTTGTAACTGGGTTTACTGCTGATCCAGTAGCAATTAGAAGAGGACTATCTACTAGGCTTTCTTGGTCTACTACATATGCAACTAGTGCTTCCATTAATAATGGAGTGGGGTCAGTAAATGTTCCCAGTGGTTTTGTTGATGTTTCTCCAACTATTACTACTCAATATGTATTATCTGTTTTTGGACTAGGTAATACAACAGGATCTGCTAATACTACAGTTACGGTTTATCAACCACCAACAATTAATACCTTTACTACTAGTTCAGCGTCAATTATAAATGGAAATTCTGTTACTCTTGCTTGGACAACTAGTAATGTTACTAATGCTTCTATTAATCAAGGTATTGGCGCAGTTTTGCCTAACACTTCTCGTGTTGTTTCTCCAACTGCCACTACCACTTATAGATTAACCGTTACTGGTCTTGGATCTGATCCTAATGTTAGTGTATATAAAGAGGTTACTATAATTGTTTATCAACCACCAGTTTTAACATTAACATTAGATGCTAATTCTATTATTGCTGGACAATCAACTACACTTAGGTGGTCAACAACTGGAGATGCTAGTTCAATTTCTTGGTCTTCTGGTGGAATAACAAATGGTAATTTATCCAGTAATGTTACAGTAAATCCTACAAACAGCGTAACTTATACAGCTACTGTTTCTGGTTTGGGTGGAAGTGATACAAAAACAGTTACGTTATTAGTTTACCAAATACCCACAGTTTCTTTAACTGCTCCTGCTCTTTTAGCATATTCTGCTCAAGGAACATTAACTTATTCAAGTTCTTATTCTAATATAAGTTTATCTCTTGCCACAACATATAATTATAGACCAAATGGAGTGCCAACAGATGTTGCTGGACCGACATTATCTTTAACTAGACCAGATTCTGCTCGACTTGGTGTAGGAACAACTTCAGTAAGCGGCACAATACCAACTACTATACCATATAATTCAAGTGGACCTTTTTCTGTTAGATATATTTTAACCGGCGTCGGTGATGGCGGTACAGTATCAACCCCAGTGCAACTAACAATTGTTGATATTGATCAAACACCGGGAAATATTACTATTCCTGAATCTTCTGGGTTGGTAAAATCACAAGATCCAGTATATGGACCCGGATTAACTTCCACTATTTCTCTTCGTATTACTGATATTGATATTCCAGTAGAAATTCAATCCAATAAACCAATTAAGGTAGAAATAAATGATAATAATATTTGGAAAGATTTGAGGTCAATATAAATACTATGGGAACTTATAAGTGAATTAGAATAGAATGCCATATCAATTTTCTACTACCCCATTATACGTTGCTGAGAATGATCTTGTTCAATTTCAATATCAGGCACCGCCATTTTGGGATTATACTGAAACAATCACAATTCAGATTGGTGGTTTAGTAACATATTGGTATATTACTACAGTTCCTGAAGATTTTCAACCAGATCCTTTTCCACTCAATGATATTAGTAATGCTGAACTGAATACTTATTATTATGTTGATCCTGTAGTATTCATTTCTCCAGCTGGACCATCAAACACCATAACTGGATTGTCTGCAACAACACGGGCATCAGTTTCAGTTACAGCAAACTTTACTGGAACAGTTGATGATTATGCAGTTAGAATTAATGGTGGTGCTTGGATTAATGTAAATGTACCAAATGTACAGAATGGTGATAGAATTGCTATTAGAGTACGATCTTCGCCCAATTATCAAGTATTGCGAAGAGTATCATTAAGTATTGGAGTAGGATTTGAAAGTATAGAAGTAGAAACTTCTTCAATTCCAGTAAATGCTCCAGTACCATTTCCAAATTTTACAGATTTAACAGCACAACCACTAAACAAAGCAGTTTATAGTAATGTTTTGCGTGTTACTGGACTTGTTCGCACTGCTGCCGTATTAGTTGATTCAGGTGCATCTTTTGCAGTGTCAAATAATAATACCACTGCAACAAATGCCGATGGATTTGATGTTTTATCTGGTGTATCATTTACAACCACTGGTAATATTACAAATGGGCAATATTTACAATTAAGAGTTGATAGTCCATCCCTTGCTTTTAGCTCTAAAACAGTAACATTAAGCATTGGAGATACAATATCTGGATCTGATTGGGTAGTTACTGCTGGTGCTGCTTTGTCTACAAATCCAACTAGTTTTATTTTTAATGATATTACCGAAGCAATTGAAAATTCTTTAATTGCTTCTGCTGCCAGACCTATTGGTGGTATAACTGGATTGGGAGCAGGAATTAGTGTACCAGTTACATTAATATCTTCAACATCTTCTGAAGTTAAAGTTAAAATTAACAACGCATCGATAGGAGTATTTCCGGCATCTGTTAGTAATGGAGACACTATAACTTTATATGCTAGATCCTCTGCTACTTTTGGTGCAATTGTCACTACTAACATTAAAGTGGGTGGAACTACTATTCCAACTTGGGGTGTGCAAACAAACAATGGACCAGATACAGCAGCTGCTTTTACTCCCCCATTAGCACTAACAAATCAAGTACCTGCAACTTATATTCCTAGCTCTGCTATTCTTGTAACTGGTATTAATAGACCAATAACTATTACGGCTACAAATGGTGCTTTGATTTCTATTGATAATGATACTGCTATAGTTGGACCAAGAACATTTGATCCTCTGGTTAATAGTTCTTTTAGAATATTGTTATTATCTGCATCAGGATTAAATGCTAGTGTTTCTACTACGGTAACAGTTGGAACTGGATCAGCAACTAATCCATTTAATTGGTCTGTTTCAACATATGCTGTTGCCCCTCTTCCACCAAATAATCGTGCTTCATGGTATAGTAAAAAGAATGAATCAAAAACTAGTGGTGGAATAGTTAGAAAATCAAAATATGACGGATATTCGATAGGAACTATATTGCCGGTATTAAAAGAATCTGTGTCTGGATATGGAGCATTGACTTCAGGAGACCTCACTGCAAGATTTCCGGGATATCTTGTATGTGATGGAACATCTTATAATGCAAATGACTATCCATTATTGTGGGCAGTGATAGAAAACACTTATGGTGGTAATGGAGCATATAACAGTGTAACTAAAACCTATAGTGGAACATTTAATGTGCCGGATTATAGAAACGTAAGAATGTGTGGCACTGGATTGGTTGATGGAAACAAGGCATCATCAACATTTTTATCACCAACTGCTTCTGCTTCTGGTGGTGCTGGAGGAAATTTATTTGCGGTTGGTTCTACTGGTGGATATTGGTTTATTGATACGGTTGGTGTAGCAGGAACAGATCCATTAGAACAAGTAGAAGCAGTTGCTAATACTCTTACCACTGGAACAACCAGTCAATTTTTTAGCTTAGGAACAGTTAAAACAACTGGTGCTAATCTTGTCACTGGCGATGTTTCTTTTGCTGTTGATGGTAGTATTTCTTCACAAATCGGTCCCGTTTCTGATGTAGTAGTATCTGCTCCTCCTCATACTCATTTCATGGTTACTGCTGTTACAGAGGGAGCATCTGGAGATCCATTAATTCCTTGGGGTCAACGAGCATTATTTGCTACTCCATTCCTTGCGCCGACACCGGTGCCACCTGATTTTGTGATTACATATAAAAGTCCCAATAGATATTCTGACGAGACCGAAGCAACAAATGGACCACCATTTTTTAATAGTTTTATAGGTATTTATATGTCACAACTGGGAAGCGAATTAACTAAAGCAGGAAGTAGTTTAGCAACAATAACCAGTCAAATGACTAGTGAAGGAACTAAAACCTTTACATTTGATAATTGGTGGCCATCGCCTGGATCAAGTTTAGATTACAGTAAACTTACTGAATTATCGTCAGGAGGTGTTGCTGGTGTTATTGATACAGAACCATCTACTTTTAGAATATCTGATTTTACATCTACTTCAGGAACAACAGAAACCCATAATCATTATATAACGTTTGATAGAATTACTAACCCACTAACAGATTATAGTTATGGTAATGCTGCTGGATTTGGAGAAGGTCGGCAAGGATTGGGTGGCGGTGCGTCAACTAAGCAAATAGTATTTAATGCTGCAGGAACAGGATTAGGAGTAAATGAAGCAACATTTACAATGAATTCAACTATTAAAAATCCAGTTCCTACCGTTGCTTTATCTCCAAATAGAACTGTTCCTATTGCAACACCTTTCCATAAAGTTAGATATATAATAAAAGCATATTAAATAATTATGACTATACAACCATACAGACCACTTGAATTGATGAAAGATAAGATGACCAAATCATCATTTAATGATTTTATTGGAGTATGGGATGATTTTGTTCCTGCGTCTTTTTGTGATGAATTAATTGAATATTTTGAAGACACCTATGCTATGAATAGTAGTACAATATTAGGAGATTCTGATACTACACATAAAGATTTTATAAAAGGAGAAGATCAGTATAAAGGTTCTCTTAACAGAAAAGATTTATCAATGTTATTAAATTATCATCAACAAGAACTTGCATATAAAGTACATCAATTTATAACATCATGTGCGATACATTATATTTCAGAATATGATCAACTAAGAAATATACCAATGATATCTAGCGATATTAAATTTCAAAAAACTTCACCCGGAGGCGGATATCATTTATGGCATTATGAAAACGCTTCTGCTTCTCATGCTGCTCGCGAGTTAACTTGGATAATTTATTTAAATGATATTCCAATGGGAGAAGGAGAAACTGAGTTTTTATATCAAAGAAAAAGATTTCAACCAAAAAAAGGAACAGTTGTTATTTGGCCAGCTGGAATGACCCATGTGCATAAAGGAAACACGGTTTTAACTACAGATAAATACATACTAACAGGTTGGTATATCAAAGCAGGATAATAATTATGCCAGATAAAATAATTTTTAGATCAACTACAATAGAAATAGATTTTCTTAATGAATTAATAATATTTCCTTCTCAATCAACATATGTACAAGGAGAAACTCCTTCGTATCGTAAAGTACCTATAACAAAAGAAATTGCTAATAGATTTTTAAACGAACAAGTGGATATATATTGGCACAGTGAAAAAGACGAATTAGAATTTTTTGCTTCTTATAGTGATGGTAGTTATTTCTGTCAAAGAAAACGACTTCGGTATGATTTTAAGACAAAAGTTAGTTATTGGTCAACATATAATTTTTCTGATGCTTCTTCTGAGCAAATATCTAGTTTAACAAAAAAAGTTACTGATTTGTATCTTGCGTTAACAGAAATTAAGGCAGTTAAATATGATACTGTATTTGAAGAAATTAATAAAGAACTTATGTTCTTTGATCAGCGTTGGGCTAAAAAGTTTAGAGAAAAACAAATGATGTTGTCTGCTTCTGATTGGAGAGTTCTTCCTGATGTAGAAGATTCTTATACGGGAGAAAAGGATATGTGGATTAAATGGCGATCTAGTATGAGAAACGATACTGTAAAAAAACCAACTGAATTTGAAACAGGATTAGATTTTCTTAAATATCTGTATGCGCATAAATGGCCAATTGATCCGAAAAAATATAAAACTTTATATCCGAATGGAGAAGTAGAATATTTGACAACAGAAGATCAATGGGTTGTTTATGATACCGAAGCTTCTACTGATTTTACTGATACCCGATTAATCAATATGATGAGTAGCAGTGATGTTTATAGAGAAAAAATAATTAATATTAAATCTAGTGTTTATAACATGATGAAAGATCTTAGATTAGAAGAATTTGCTGAAATTAATTACGATAGATATAATACTGTAGAATGATATACGAAATTGATCTTTTAAATAATGAACAAGTTTTAGATATTACTACAGCATACGACAAAAGCAAATCTTCATTTGTTTCTGGATCGCTGAGCAATATTTCAAGTAAAAAAAACAATTTGATGTTACGAGGACCACGAAACGAATTTCTTAATCAGATTTGCGGAATCCATATAATCGATAATGAATTTTTTCATTCTATATTAGTAGCAAAAAAAATATCTGAATTGTATTTTTTAAAATATGGGAAAGGAATGAAATATGATTATCACATAGATAATAATCCGATAGCAGGAGTAAACGCACACTATAGTATGACCTGTTTTTTATCTAATCCAGAAGAATATATGGGTGGTGAGTTGGTGCTTAAAATAGGAAATCAAGAATTATCATATAAATTACAAAGCGGCAAAGCAATAATATATAATACTGGTATTTCCCATAAGGTAAATCCCGTAATTAGTGGAGAAAGAAAAGTTTTCGTTTGTTGGATTGAAAGTGCCGTAAAAGATAGCTTTATACGAAATACATTGATTGATTTTGGTATGATTACACAAGCTATGGCAAATGATAAATCTAATTATACCGAAGATTTAGAACAAATACGAATTAATATAATGAGGGAATATGGCGATCTCTGAAAATGATATTACACAATATAATGATGTATTTGATAAAAAAGAATTTGAAACAATATTAGAATATGTTGCAAGACCATGTTGGCAATATGGACATGGATCATATGACGAAACACACCCAGAATATAACAATAGTGTTCCTTTCTGGGCAATGAATTTAGATAATGAAGAATACTTCACAAAGTATCTTCTAAATAAGATACAGGAAAAAACAAATACAAAATTTGACCTGACAAGAGTATATGCTAATGGGCATACATTTGGAACAAAAGGTTCTTTTCATCAAGATTGGTTTGATGAAAAAGGAATAACGTTTCTTTTATATGCTAATTCAACATGGAATGTAAACTGGGGTGGCAGCACAATTTTTAATCTTGGTAACGAAGAATATAAATTTTGTATTCCTAAACCAAATTCTGCTGTTTTATTTCCCGGTATGATGTATCACTGTGCTGATGCGACAAATAGAATATTTACTGGTCTTCGCGTAACAATAGCTTGGAAATTACTTTTGAGGTAACATGAAACAAAATTACGAAACTTTATACTTTTCTAATTTCATTGAAAGATGTGTGGAATCTTTAGGTAAACCCATAATTTACCTACGATCATATGGGTGGAATAATAGCACCAACATAGAAAAAATCAATGAATCAATGCAAGCATACAAAAATATTCTTCCGTCTGATATGTATGACGCATTACATGAATCAGAGTTTGTTTTTCTTGTTTTAGAAAACATACTAGAGGCAATTGATTTCTGTGAAGATATTTTTCCAGAAAGTCAAGCAAGTTGCGAGAAAGAATTCTATATTCATTTCTCTATCATTAATGAATTAGGGCAAAATATCTTTTCAAACTAATATGTTTTCAGCAGAATTTACAACGATACACAAATACAATATACGAACAAGAGAAAAAGTATCAACGATTTCTGTCATGCCGTATGATTATACTTCATTGTATGATCCGCAGTATTTGCCAACATTATCTAAAACAACATATGATATGTTGAAATCTTTTTGTGCTTATAGATTTCAGTATGTCAATGTTTCATTAGCTGACCACCTAAAAAGTGTGGTGATTGAATACAACAAAAATACTATATTACGATATCAGATAATCAATACATTGGCATATGCTTATTTTATGAATGATGCAAGAAATTGGAATCATTTTATCAGTAGTATACAATGTGAAGAATTGTCAGAGTGTAAAGAAGATATTGATAGAATGACAAATATTACTGATGTATATCAAACCAACCTGATATCAATTGAATATGATAAAGATTGCAAATTTAGTTGGGTGAATATTTTTGATTCGGATTATAATTTAGTAGGATATGATGATAGTAAAATTCTTCATGCCATGAACAATTTCTGTAAATCTGCTATTTCAGCTGGAGAAACTCCATTTGGTATTATTGGGTTTTCGCCATCTAAAAATATAAAATTTGTTATTCAATTGAGATATACTGAAATGATTATGAAGTATGAGAGAGGTGCTATTTTACCTTCTAATATAGAAAAACCAACAAAGGTAGCACGAAGAGAAGAACAATTGAATTCAATGATTGAATACGAATTATTAAATTCTGATGATGTTGATTTTATAAAATCAATTTCTGGTGATAATACTATGTGTGATTTTGAATACTTTTTGAATGAAGACGGCACGACAAAAGAGATTTATTTACACAATTACGTCGTACACGAATTCAAAAATCTTATGGGGGCTTGACAACCCTGCTGCTCTCCTATATAATGGTGGGACAAACGACAGAAAAATGACCACTCCAAACTGGCAGCACCACTCTCGCAAGTCACAAAAACCCCATTTGAAACC